CGAGCGGTTCCTCGGGTTCCGGCCACACCCCGGCCAGTCCCGCCTGTTCAAGGCGTACATCACCCGCGACGAGTCGCGCTGACAGCCGCGCTACCTGACCATCGTGGCGGCGGCGGGCAACCGCGCCGGGAAGACGCTGGGACTGGCGGTCGTCATCCTGCACTCGACCATGTTCAAGGTCGGGAAGCGGCCACCCAACCCGCTCGACGTGCGGGCGCTGGAGCGGTGGCTGGCCCTCGGCTACGAGTGGTACCACTTCGGCGTCCATAACGAGGTGTGCGAACTCGTCTTCCATGAGATCACCAAGTTGCTGATGGGCACGCACGAAGCCCAGCAGAACGGGTGCCCGCTCACCGAGACGATTGGCTCCTCGGTGGCCGACTGGTCTAAGAAGCATCGCGGCGAGTACCTGATGATCGTCATGCACCCACTCCTCGGTGGTGGCGTGATCCACTTCAGGACGACGGGCGAGAAGGCCATCGGCTCACTGGGCAAGGACATGGACGGCGAGTCGTTCGATGAGGCCGCGTTCGAACCCAACTTCGACTTCGTCGTGGACGAGGTGCTGCACATGCGGCGCATGTCCACGGGCGGGCAGTTGATCCTGATCGGCACGATGACCGAGGGGCTGACCCACTTCAGCGACAAGTGGGACGAAGGCGACCCCGAGGCTCCCGACAAGAAGATCGACACCATCTCGATCCGCATCTCGACCCGTGAGAACATCGGCTACGGCATCGAGCAGAAGATGTTCGACCGCCTGATCGCGGGCATGCCCGAGTACCTGATCCCCCAGAACATCGACGGCTTCCCCATCGAGAAGCGCACGGCGTTCTTCGGGTCCGAGACGGTGAAGGCGGTCTTCTCCCACGACTTGCCCGAGATGCAGCCCGCCCGGCCCGGCCACCGCTACGTGCAGGGCGTGGACCCCGCCCTCACGTTCGACTCGACGTGGAGCGTCGTGCTGGACGTGACGGACGGCGAACACTGGGATGGGGTGTGGTGCGATCAGAAGTCCGGTCGCCAGACCTCCATGTCGGTGGCGGGGCTGGCGATGCACGCCCACAACGCCTACAACAACCTCGATCAGCGCACAACCTGCGCAACCGGCCTTGACGCCACGGGCTTCGGGGGCAAGATGTTCCGTGACCTCCTGCCCATCAACGTGCGCATGGATGAGTTCGGTGGCACACGGACCAAGAAACTTCGCCTGCTGAACGAGTTGAAGAAGGCGATGGAGAGCGGTAGGCTACGGTTGCCGAAGCATGGCAAGTGGTTGTTGGTGCGTCGGCAGTTGCTCGGGTACCAGTTGGACGACCGGAAGATCGAGCAGGATGCAGTCATGGCGCTGGCCGTGGCGGTCGATGTGGCGAAGAGGAACCCCGGAGCCATGTCCACCAACCTGCCGTTCGACTTCTTCTCGCCAGACCCCGCAGGTGTAACATCCGGGCCAGAACTTCTGGCGCGTCTGAGGAGTTGAAGCGTGGCGCTGGCTGTACTTGACCTCAACCGGGCCATCGAGTTCTCCCAATCCGACTGGTCGCGAGGTGAGTACAGCGAGGACGAACTCGCTCTCCTGCGCGAACTCAGCGCGCGGCGCAACCGCCTGTGGTCGGAACAGGGTGCGTTCGCCGCAGCGTGCGACCGGTGGGACTCCCTCTACTACCCGCCGTCCGAGGCGATGCTGCAGACCGGCGTGTCGCACTGGTGGTACCACTCGTCGGTGAAGTTGGGCAAGTCCCACGTCAGCGTCAACACGCCGCCGATCTACGTGGACATCCCCGCCTCGCTGCAGGCCGTGACCCCCATCGAGAACCTGATCGCCAGCGAGGACGATCCCGACGCCCGCAAGTTGGCGGCGCTGGCCGAACGCCTCTTCTACGCGTGGAAGGCGGAGATGGCCTTCGATCTCGTCGGGCACCGGGCCTGTGTGGTGAAGGGGCTGTACGGGCGCACGGCGGGCAAGGTGTGGTGGGATGCCGAGTCCGGCTTCCCGCGCATCGAGGTCATCGACCAGCCCCGCAACCTCTGGCTGGGCTGGGGCCAGTCGGACTACAAGACCCTCGACTGGGCGGCGTACACCTACACGATGACGCCCGAGTCCATCTTCGCGGAGTACGGGCTGGTCACCACCCAGCGGCAGGGGCAGGACGGGGAGACGTACCCCTACCTCATCAGCGGTGACATGTTCGCGACGTGGCACGATGCCCGCCGGGCGATGTGGTACGCCGCCGGGGAGATCGAGGTCACCGACTACTGGTACCGCCAGCCCGCCTCGGTGAAGGTCCGCAAGTCCGGCGTCCTGCGCCCCGTGAAGCACGACACATGGAACGCCATCGTGGTCGGCAACCGGGTGGTGCAGAACCGGCGGTTCACCGAGTACGACGGGATGATCCCGTACGTCCCGCTCTTCAACTCCTACATCCCCGGCGTGCCGTCCGGCCGACCCGAGTTGTTCGACATCGAGCAGTTGATCCGCGAGAAGGACGAGCGCCTGTCGAGCGGGTCGCAGTTGATGCACAACATCGTCAACGCCCAGTACTGGCAGTTGACCGGGCAGGAGGCACCCGACGCCGTTCCTCAGGGTCTGCGGCCCAAGCCCAATCAGGTGGTCGCCCCCGGTGCCGGGAACAGGATCGAGCGGATCGAGCCGTGGATGCCCGAGTTCCAGTTGGAGCAGTTCCTCGGGCGGATCGACCGCGAGATGGTGGACGTAAGTGGCCTGAACGACCTGCTCCGTGGCATGGCCCCAGCCTCCGTGATGTCATCGGGCAAGGCCATCAACGCACTCGTCGCCAACTACGAGACGCGGATCACGATGAAGCGGTCGCTCTACTACGAGTGGCGCAAGCAGATGTGGTCGCTGGCGTCCCGTGTGTGGAAGAACAAGCAGCCGGACTTCAAGCCGCTCTTCGCCGCCGTTGCACGCATCGACGTTGTGGCTCCATCGCTCACGCCGCGTGACGACATGGAAGCCGCCCAGATCGCGCGCACGCTGGTGGACGGCAAGTTGTGGTCGGCGGTGCGCGGCATGGACCGCACCGGGGTGGACGACCCGGAGCAGGAGCAGAACATCATCCGCGCCGAGCAGACCGACGTGTCGCTCAACCCGGCAGCGGTGCAGGTCATCGCCTCCGTCGCCACGCAGTTGCAGGCGATGGGCATGCAGAACGCCCAGCAGGCCGTGGGCCAGATGGGCGGCGCTCCGTCACCAGAGGCCAACATGGCCGACATGCGTGCGGCGATGGGGGCAGCCGAAGGGCAGGTCGGATCGGGCGAGCAGCCGATGCCAGCCGAAGAGGCCATGCCCGGCAACACGCCGGAAGGCGAGGCGGTCGGGGCTGGCCCGGTGATGGAGCCGGGGTCGCAGATGCTGGCCCAGACGCAGGTCAAGGGTGGCGAGGCGTCGAACCGGTTGCTCTTCCAGCAGCAGATCGGACAGGCACCGCCGCCTGAGGAAGCCTGATCATGGCGACCAGCGCGCGGTTCGGGCGGCTACCTCGCTCTGCCCCGTCCCTTACGTCCACCATCGTCGCACTTGCGCAGGAGTACCAGCGCATCCGCGACACCAACATCGAGACGGCGTGGAAGAACGGTGGCCTCTTCGAAGGCAAGAAGGTCACCGACGACATGATCATCAAGCACTGGACCGACCGCCGGAACAGCGTCGGGCAGGGCGATCCCATGTGGGACTACTACAACAACCTGCTCAACGGCTACGAGTTCCAGATCGATGAGTCCACGCAGTACCTGAAGTACAAGCAGGGCAAGATCGGCGAGGCCCAGATGGCGGCGGTGTACGTCAAGTGGGCAAAGAAGATGCCGGTGGACTCTGAGAACTACCGGCAGTTGATGCTGAAGGCTGCCCAGTTCAGGGCGGCGGCTGCTTCTCGCGGGTCGGGCGGCTCCGCCCGCGCCTCGCGCGATGCCTACTACGCCGCCCAGCAGAACACCTACGACGAGTACGAGGCTGGCTGGCAAATCCTCACGGACAGCGTGATGAACCTCGCCGTCCAGTACGGCCTCATCGACCCCGAAGACCAGCGCGGCTCCGATGGTGGCTGGTTCGCGTGGAACAAGGAGAACGCCGGGGCCGGTGGCGTCGGGGCCGAGGCCGACGCCGAGAACATGGCGTCGATGATCTACCAGTTGAACAACGACCCGGCGTGGAAGACCGTCCGCGACCAGTTGACGGCGCAGATCAAGCGCGTCGATCCCGGCTTCAGCGGCAACTTCAGCGAGGCAGACCTCGCTCGCCTGCAGAGCCGGGCGTGGACCGGAGCCTCGACGCGGGCACGGCGTGCGGTGAAGGCCGGGGACAAGACCGGGGCCAAGGACGCCAACAAGGCGCTGAAGGTCATCTCGATCCAAGGCTACGTGACCCGCTCGTCCGACTTCGTGCTGGAGGATCAGCGGCGCAAGGGCGTCTACGATGCCGTGCTGGCGGACCCCACGGCCAGCCCGCTGGAGAAGTGGCAGGCCAACCGGGAGTACCGGGAGTGGCTGGCGACGGACGGCATCAGGATGGTTGAGAGCGACCTGCCACCCGGTTCGTGGCAGGGCACCTCGCCCAACTACGACCCGCAGTCGGCTGGTGTCTGGAGCCGGGTGGTCGGCAACATTAACGCCCTCGACGGCAAGCCGAGCGGCAACACGACGTGGGACGACCCGTACGCCACCTCCACGAAGGAGCAGGGTTCGACCTCCGAGGCGGCTCGCGTGGGCAACACGGCGGCTGGCCTGTACTCGGGGATCAGCGAACTCGCCACCGGGAAGTCCGTGCTGGTTCAGGCCGACCCGGAGGGCAACCCGACCGGCGATCCCAGTTCGTACGCGATCATCGAGCGCGACGACCCGCGCCTCGCTGGCGCGGCGTTCGTCGTCGTCCCGGCCCCGGCGGAGTTGGGTACGGGCGGCTGGACTTCCATCGCCATCGTGCCACGCGATGTCGAGGTCAGGATCGCCAAGACCGTCGATCCCAACACGGGCGAGGCCATCGACACGTTCAAGACGCCGGGCGAGTCCGGCGTGATCGGCAAGACGCTGACGTACGTCGCGCCGGGCGGGCGGCGGATCACGCTCTACGGCACCTACGTCAATCAGGAACTGAAGTGGACGGAAGCCAACCCGCTGGTCGATGGCCTCAGGACGGCGCAGGGTGGTGACGCTGGCAAGTTGGTCATCACCGTGGACGGAACGGGTGGCGACATCACCAAGATCGGTGACGTGGTTGACCGCACGCGGGTCGAGCAGTTCGGGTACGCCTCCCCGGCGCAGGCGTTCTACCGTGCCAACGACCAGAACCTCTCGACCTTCAACGGCGTGAGCGAGGCCGCGTTCAAGCAGGCCGAGTACGACTACTTCGTGTCGCACCCCACGGCCAAGATGATCGACCTCCAGAGCCGTGGTGCCACGCTGGAGCAGGCTGCCTCGCAGGAGGCCAACGAGTCGTACAACTCCGTCTACATCGCCCGCATGTACGGCAACACCCCGGAGCAGCGGGCACAGGCGTTCGAAGGCATGCGGCTCATGGCCGAGGCCCGTGTCGCCGGGGCTGTCGAGGAGCGGAAGGCCAAGGAAGAGCGCACCAAGAAACTGGAGTTCTGGCAGACCAAGACGCAGCGCGACGAGTTGGTCACCCAGATCGAGGCGTGGCGCGCCAGCCAGAAGCCGGTGGCCGGGACGGTCCCGACCGCCGGGCCGACCGCGCTGCCGAAGGGCTACACGGTCGGTGACCTGATCAACAACCCGGACATCTCGTACGGGCAGGCGATGGTCATCGCTCGCTACCTCACCAACGACAAGGTCGGGGCGACACCGGCTGGGATGGCGTACGCCGCACCGACCCCGCAGAGGGGGCTGCTGGGGCAGCCCCTTCCTGCTCCGCCTCCGACCGGCTGGCCGACCGGGCCGAAGCCGCCTACGTCCCTCGTCCCCACGTCTTCGCCCACGCCGACCGCCACACCCAAGCCGACCACTGCGCCTACGCCCAAGATCGTTCCGCGCACGCAGACGGAGATCGATAAGGAGTACGCCGCCGTCAACAAGGCGAGTGGCGGGAACGCAGTCAAGTTGCCGGGTGGTGAGATCGGCGTCCGCAAGGGCGACAGGATCGCGTACTGATGGGCTGGACGCAGAATGGCTCCGTCACCCGTGTCCTGACCCCGACCGTCGCAGGTCAGCAGGCACAGCCCTTCATGTCACCCGCGTCCCAGATGACGCGGGTGGCTCCCGACCCGAACAGGCCGTACTCCGAGATCGGCAAGATGTCGGTCAACTTCGGCCGCTTCGGGCCGTCCACCCAGCAGATGCCGACCAGCCTCGCCGCGCAGGCGGAGGGCTTCGGTGCGGGTGTCGGTCGGCTCGTCGCGGGGCAGGCCGGGGCCGACATCGGGCAGGCCATCGGTGGCTTCGCTGGTGGGCTGATCAAGGTCCCCTTCGACATCCTCGGGCAAATCCCCTCGATCCCCCTGCTGCCGGGCGGCATGGACTTGTTCGCGGAGTCCTACCTGCAGCAGAACGCGCCGGATGTCCTGCAGAAGATCAAGGACCGCTACGACGGCAACCCGCTGGCCTTCCTCGGCTACATGGACGAGATGGGTCAGGCGGCGCAGCAGGTCAAGGTGGAGCGTGGCGAGACACCGGCCCTGCTGGCCGACCTCGGCGGGCGCGCCAACCTCGGCGGGCAGATCATGGCCCTGCTCAACATGATGTCCGTCCCAATGCGTGGCGTTCAGCGTTCGCTGCTGGGCGAGGGCACGCAGGGCGGGGGCGGGCTGGGCCTCAGCCGGGTGGACGACTTCCTCGCGAAGTCGCCCGACGAGATCAGCCCGGAGTTGCGCAAGGTGCAGGCCGACGCACTGGCCGGGCGCATCACGCGGGGCGAGGTTGCCGACGCGCTGGTCATGGCCGGGCAGCCCTTCATGGAGTCCGGTGAGTTGGGCGGCTGGGGCTGGCTGGGCAACATGGTGCTGTCAATCGTGACCGACCCGCTGATCGTGGGCGAAGCGATAGTCGGCCCTCTTGCTGGCGGTGCCCGGTCTGCTGCCGCGCGGGCCGGTGCGACGTTCGGGCGGCTCGCCACGGAGCGCGGCACGTTCGATGCCCTGCGCACGGCAGCCGAGTCGGCCATCCCCGACTTCGCCCGCATGGCCCCGGAGGCGCAGTTGACCGAGGTCATGCGCTACGCCGAGCGCGTGGGCGGATACGAGGATGACATCGCGGAGGCGCTGAACTCGATCTCGCCGCGCCAGCGCCTGCTGCGCGGAGCCGAGCCGACGCTCCGCCCCGTGTACAACGTCATCCACAAGATCAACGAGCCGTGGTCGATGATCGGGCGGCGTGGCGGGAAGCCGGTCTTCAACGCACACCTCAGCGCCGAGACGACGCGTGGCGTGGCTGCTGCCTACGGTATCGACAACCTGCGCAGCGTGCAGGGGTTCTTCAACCAGCACGGCCTGCAGCAGGTGTTCGATGACGCGTTCGGCACCTATGCCGCCAACGAGGGACGCTTCCTTGTCGGTGACATGATCGGCCGGGACGTGGCGGCATCGCGTTCGGTCCTGAGCGCACGCCCCACGGACGCTGCCATCACCCGCCTCAGCAACTCGTTCGGCAAGGACTTCGGCTACTGGGTCGAGGAGTTCGTCAGCCGCCGCAAGTACGAGATCACCCCGACCGGGGTGGGTACGCGCGAGGCGGGCCTCGAGGCCGCGCGGCAGCGGGCAGCCCAGCAGATCGACCGCATGGCCGGTGGGCGGATCAGCGCCGCAGACATCGAGCGCATGGCTGCGTCCCTCGATGAGGACGGCGTGAGCATGATCGACGCCGCCTACTTCGGGCACCGCACGCGGGGCTTCCTCGCGGCCAAGCGTCAGGCGCTGTCCGGGTCGCGCATCAGGCCACGGGATGTCGCGCTGCGCGAGCGGCTGACCCTCATCGGGAACCGGAAGTTGACCAGTCAGCGTGCTGCACTCCTGCGCGAGTCGCTGGCAGCGCGCGACATGGATGCCGTCCGTGCGGCCATCTCCCGGTTCGATGAGTTGCGGATCAACTTCCTGACCACCGCCACGGACGACGAGTTGGTCGCCGGGGTGACCAAGTGGCTGGATGACTTCGGCAGGACGCTCACCAGCGAACTCACGCCGGACCAGTTGGCCGCGCTGCCCAACGTCCTTCGTCGTTACCACGACGAGATCAGCGGGCTGGGCGACACGTACGGCCTGCGGCCGGACGACGTGGCTCAGGGCGAGTGGCGGATCAAGTGGACGGATGACGGCACCATCGAGTCGGTCGATCCGTGGATCGACCTGACCGACGAGGCGTCCGCGCCGTACCAGCCCAACGTCATGCAGATGATCCGTGACTCGACCACGCGGGGCATCACGTCACAGCGCATCTTCCTAGAGACGAAGAAGGCGTTCCGTACCTACGTCGTGGACTCGGGCCGGTTCAGCACGGTGATGACCGCGAAGCAGGCCGACAACCTGTTCGACGCTGTCATGACCCATGCCGCCGAGATCGGGACGCAGCCGCGTGGCCTGATGTACAACGACCTGCGGGTGATCACCCGCAAGGTGGCTGGTCTGAACGAGACGGATGTCACGATCCGTGACCTGCAGAACGCCATCGTCACGGCCTTTGAGGGCCGCACCATGACGGTCGGCGCGACCCAGAAGTTCACCGGGCGGATCAAGCGGACGGGCGTCGGGCAGGGGCTGAAGGTCGGGGCGATCACGGAGAAGATGTACCCGCTGGTGCGCTTCACCCTGAACCCGTTCTTCCAGTTTCAGGAGGCGCTGGAGCCGTTCACGTTCATGGCAGCCCGTGGCCTGAAGCCGGGCGTGACGCTGGACGAGATCGACCGGGGTGCCCAGAACATCATCGAGCGGTACGCCGGGTCGAGCGACTACTCCAAGTTCGACATGATGGAGCGGTCGCTCATGGTCATGTGGGGCGATGAGGCGGCGCGCACGGCGTTCGGCGGGTTCGAAGGTTCGGCCACCGCCGGGCGCATCAGCACCGGGCTGTCGAAGGTCAAGTACGCCCTGAAGTGGGAGGGCCACGGCAAACTCGTCGCCGAGCGGAAGATGTTCCGTGAGTTCCTTGGGCAGGAGTTCCGTGAGCGGATCAACCGCATCGATCCCACGGCCTTCAGCCGGATGGCCGCGATCTACGGCACGTCCGACCCCGGAGCCATCGCCGTTCGCTGGATGCGCGAGGCTGACCTGTGGGCACAGGGCGACCCCCAGTTGCTGGGCGGACTGCTGGCTACGGCGGCACGGTCGGCGCAGTACGGCGATGCGGCCACGCTCCAGATGCCACGCCTCGTCAAGTTGTTCGGCCACGCCGACGAGCAGGCGCTGCAGAACGCCGTCATCAGCGGACGCCTGACCCGTGGCGAGTTCGATGACCGGATGGACACGCTGGGCGCGTCGGCCGGGTACCGCGAGCGGGCATGGACCGCCATGCACTTCGACGTGGAGGGCTTCTACAGCGAGGCAGCGGCCCTCGCCCGTGGCGGGATGACCGAGGTGAACGCCGTCCGTGGCCTGATCAAGGCGCGGGCCGAGGCGCTGAACCTGTCGGAGCGCGAGTTGCTGTCCCGCCGGATCAGGACCGGGCCGGTGTCCATCGGGTCCGAGGACTTCCTCGGCATGTCGGCGTCCGAGTTGGACGACATCGCCGCGTCCCTGCAGTTGGTCCGCAACCCCGGCGAGGCTCACCTGTGGCGGACGGGCAAGGTCTTCGACGGCACGCACGCCGATGTCGAGCAGGCGTGGCTCGCGCGCACGGAGCCGGATGATGCCGTGAAGGCACGGCTGGGCGCGCAGGCTGAGATGCGCCCGCTGGAGAAGATCAACTTCGGCGGTCGATCCGTCTACATCCCCGGTGGCGAGGCGGCTCTCCGTGATAACGCCACGGAGTGGACGATCTGGGAACACAACGTCGTGCGCTCCCAGATGATCAACCCGGCCGACCTGACGGACGAGAGCCTGAAGGTCGCGCTCTACCGCAAGATGTGGGCCAGCCACGCGCTCGACCTGACGGCCGACGACGCCCCCTTCCGCGTGTTCAACAACATGCTGATGTCGGTCTTCAGCCCGAACATGAACCTGACCCGCAACGAGATGATCGCCACCCGCCTGCGGGCCGGGTCGATGGACGACGTGATCGCCATCGCGGAGCGGTACGACGCTATCGCGGCCACGCTCCCGGCCGACGCCAAGATCAACGACATCGGCTTCGCCTACTCGACGCACATCGGCAACTACGTCCCGGCTGGTCGCGTGGCCGACTTCGTGGCTGACGCCGAGAAGACGTTCAAGTCTGCGCCCGAGATGCTGCGGATGGCCGAGGTGGCTGAGGAGTACGCCACCAAGGCGAAGACATCCACCCACGATACGTCCACCGCACCGCTCGCCCAGTACGTGGCCGACATCATCGAGGAGGCCATCACCGCCGGGCGAGACTGGCGCGAGGCCGTGCCGTCGTGGACCGGGGTGCGGTCGGTCGAGAAGATCGCGGGCAAGGCCAAGCAGCGTCCGGCCGACCTGCCGCCGGTCAAGGCTGACGAGCCGTGGCGGGAAGCCTACGAGAAGATCGCCGCTGCCTACCCGGTGGCCGACGAGAAGGGCAACTGGAAGTCCTTCAGCAAGCAGCGCCTCGACAAGGTCATGGCCGAGATTACGGCGGAGAAGATCGACCCCGACGCCGTGGCTCGATGGATGCAGGACGTGAAGTACGCGCAGGCGATGCGCGACTACGAGGGTGCCGGTGCCACGGCTGCCCGGATGGCGACCGACAACACCCGCATGCTGGGCCTCGTCCAGTCCCTGCGCGACGAGATTGTCAAGACTTCGTCAAAGCGGGCCGACATCGAGGCGCGCATCGAGGCCAACTGGGACGAGTTGACGCCCGAGCAGATGAGCGACCTCTACAGCGAGATCGACCGCCTGACCAAGGCGGAGGGCGCGTCGGCCGACGTTCTCTACGCCATGATGCCGGGCCTCGCTGCGGCGGACACCAACATCGCCATCAAGCCGTGGAACTACAACGGTGCCACCACGGAGGTCGGTCGATCCGTCCACGCCTACATCAAGAACGCCGACGTGAAGTGGCGCAACATGGCGACGAACCGCGCCATCGGGTCGGCAGCCCAACTCGCCAAGGCCGTGCGGGACGATCCCGACTTCTTCCGCCTGCGGCCCGGCGAGACGCGGGACATGTTCGCGGAGCGCATCCTCAACACCACGAACGGGCTGGCGATCAAGACCGGCTACTTCGGGATCGACCTGTCGGGCGTCGAGGCGTTCGAACGCGGGATCATGGACCGCCAGATGGTCGGCGTTCTGACCAACTGGCTGTACCAGCGGGCCTTCGGCACCCCCGAGTGGGACACCTTCTACTCGTCCCTGACGAAGAAGGGCAAGGACAAGATCGATCTGTGGATCGAGAAGGGCAGGCCCACCAAGGCCGGTGACTTCGGGTGGACGGATGCCGCCCCGCGCAAGATCGGCCACCTGAAGACCATCACCCCGGAGCAGATCGCCGCCCGCAAGGCTGACGGCACGCTGCGGGAGTGGGTCACCCGCCAGATGGACAAGGCACTGAAGGCCAAGGCCATCGACCAGAGCGACTACGACCGGTTCTTCCAGACGTTCAACCTCGACTCCGATCTGGAGAAGGTCGCCGGGCGCGACGTGATCCTGTACGGCGGCGACTACAAGGCGTACGACACGCTCCTGACGCAGCACAAGCAGGAAGCCCTCGATAACGGGGCGGCGTGGCTGAACGAGGTCGGCAACGGTGCCTACCAGTGGTACCTGTGGGACGAGTTCCGCAACGTCTACGACCCGGAGTTGTCGGTCATCAACGCCTCGCACGGCGTGGACCCGATCTCCCTGCGGCGGCTGGCCGTCTCCGACGACATCCACCGCAAGTCGGGCTACCTCGACAAGGGCGGGCTGCCGCAGGTCGGGGCTGGTGTCCCGCTGGCTGGCGGCATCGGACCACAGCCATACGGCCACAACTACCTCGACCCGCTGGAGTCGCTGCTGGCCCAGTCGGCTGGTGGTGGTCGCGTTCGCGGGGCGTCGATCCTGCTGGACGACGGCCGGTCCATCGTCGCACTCAGCGAGTTGGCTGATCGATCCACATTCCTGCACGAGATCGTCCACACGATCTTTGAGCAGGAACTCCACCCGTCCGGGCGGCAGGTCTTCATCGATGACTTCAACCAGAAGGCCCGGCTGGCGGCTGACCAGCAGGTCTTCGACCGGGCGGACAGGGCGCGTCTCTACACCGACTCGATCAAGCCACGGCTCGACGCCCAGTCCGATGCCGCTGCAAGGCGGGTAGAAGCCACGGAGAGCGGCGTTGAGGCCGGGAAGGCCACTAGGGCCGCGCAGAAGGCAACGCGTGAGCGCGAGGCCGCTGAGGCCGCTCTGGGCAAGGCCAAGGCTGAGGCCGACCTGATCCGCAAGCAGGTCGAACCCGTCCGCCGCAAGGAGGCCAAGCGCCTGCTGGCCGAGGCAGAGGGCAAGTACCAGCAGGCAAGGCAGGCGGAAGAGGCTGCGCGCAAGGCGCTGATCGACATCGACGCCGAGATCGAGCGCGAGGCTGCGGCCCGGCTGGCATCCATGCCGGGCGATGCCGGTCGCGTGGCCGAGGCCATGAGCGAGGTCCGCCGTCTGGTCAAGCGGACGGACGATCTGGTGCCCGGATCGCGCATCCGCATCACGACCAACCTCATGATCTCGGACCTCGACCTCGACTACTTCATCCGCAAGGCCGGGCCGCTGGTCGAGCGGGTCGGGTTCCATGAGTACTACCTCAACGTCCCGAAGACGTTCCGGCCGAAGTACACCCAGAGCCAGATCGCCCGTTCCCGGCGTGCGGCTGAGGCGGTCGGGAAGTCCTTTGAGGTCACGCGCAAGGCGTATGCCGACCTCACGGCCACGCGCAAGGGGGTCAGCGAGCGGCTGGCCGACCTCTCGACCGAGGTCAAGCGGGCCGAGGCTAACCTCACCAAGGCCGAGGCCGTGCTGCTCCGTCGCGAGGGCGAGGCTGCGGTCGTCAGGCGCATGGAGCCACTGGCGTGGGACGCGGCCAACAAGGCGAAGGCGCTGGCCGACGCCGCACGACAGGCGTCGAAGGATGCCGACGACATCCTTGCCGCCGCCCGGCGGGCAGAGGACGAGGCGCTGGCTGCGCTGGACGAGGCGACGAACCGGACCATCCCGCCACAGCGGTACGGCTGGGACCGGGACCTGTCCGAACACTTCGTGGCCCAGTTCCAGTTGTGGGTCAGCACGGGCCGTGCGCCCAACGCCAAGATGCGGGACGCCTTCGCCTACTTCGCCAACTGGCTGCGCAAGGTCTGGGACTTCCTGCGGCAGAACCCCGACGCCCACGTCAGCCCACAGGTGCAGGGGCTGCTGGAGGACATGTTCAGGGTCCAGCCGCAGCAGGCGTTCGTCGTGCCGTTCGATGCCACGCAGGAGGCGATGCATCAGGCTGCCATGACGGCGGCGATCAGGGCGGAGGACTCGGCCCACACGAACGTCTACTTCCGCCGCAAGCGCAACTGGATCGAGCGCAGCGCCAACCACCCGTACTTCGGCTTCTACCCGGCCTCGTACATGTGGGGCAAGGTGCTGCCCGAGATGGTGCGGTTCCTTGCCGCCGAGCCGTTCGGGATCGAGGCACCGTTCGGTGGGCTGCTGGCGGCGCAGAACGTGTGGAACTCCATCGAGATGCAGAAGGACTCGGACACGGACTTCCGTGAGTTCATGAGCGAGGATGAGAAGCGCCTCCGGGTGCTGGGCATGCTCCTTCCGGCCACACCGTGGGACATCCCGGTCAACACGCCGCTCTGGTCGCGTCGGCTGGCGGAGTGGGGGCTGGAGTCACAGGACCGGGTCGAGCGGAACGAGGAGCCGAAGGGCTTCGACCTGATCAAGACGGCCAAGGAGGTCGGTGAGTACGCCATCGGCCCGACCGCCACGCTGGGCACGGTGTCCGATCTGGCGAAGTGGGGCGGCGAGACTGCCGGGAACGTGGCCGAGGCCACGCAGGAGATGGTGAACGAACTCACCACGCAGCAGCAGCAGGAACCCACGGTGCGCTTCGCGCCATAATGCTTGACACCACACTTGTGGTCGTATCACACTCAGGAGGAACAGGTGACCGAAGGAACGCTCCCGACCGATCCCACGGGCGCAGGTCAGGACTCCACGCAGAGCGTCGAGTCGCAGCCGAAGTCCGTCGAGGAAGTCGAAGCCTTCTGGCGGAACCGCTTCAGCGCACGGGACAAGGCCCACAACGCGGAGACGGCAGCCCTGAAGGCCCAGATCGAGGCCATGCAGAAGGCTCCCAGCAAGCCGCAGGAGGGTGAGTCCCCGGACGCCGCGAGGCTCAGGGAACTGGAGCAGGCTCTGGAGCAGGAGCGGGCACGCGCCCGAGCCGCCGAGTTGCGGACCCAGTACCCGCTCGCCGCATCCATCCTCGGGGATGAGGTGGTCAGGGTGTCGCCCGAGAAACTGGCTGCGTTCAACGCGGCGGTCGAGCAGGGCGAGTCTCCGATCATCGACCCCAACTCGGCACCACGGCGTGGTGCGATGGCCGCACCGAAGCCGCCAGCCGAGAAGTCCATCGATGAACTGAAGGGCGAACTCAAAGCCCTGACCCCCGCTTATCAGCAGATGATGCGGGAGAAGTAGGAGAACTCTCTTGGCCCTCAACGCCGCCACGGGCGGGCAGGATGTCAACACCACGGGCACCGAGCCGATCATCCCGAGCGCAGCCGGTACGCTGGCAGCCGGGACGACCGGTGTCGCCTTCACCGCGCTGGAGGCGAACTGGTCCGACATCGTCACCAATCTCGTCATCAAGAACCTGATCGCGAACCTCCGCAAGGAGGCCGTCTTCGCGCAGGCGGGCAACGCGGCCCTGAAGGCCACGCACGTCCCCGGCACCAACCAGTTCGTGTACACCGCCTTCGGGGACCTCCCCGCAGCGGTCGACCTGCTGGAGGGCGTCCCGCCCGTCAGCGTCAAGCCGACGTTCGCGAACTTCGCGTTCGGCGGCAAGCAGAAGGGCAACGTGGTCGCGAGCACCGACCTCGCGGCCGTCTTCAGCCCGTTCGACCTGTACACGCAGGCGAGCGAGAAGTTGGCGTGGAACGCCGTCGAGGCCATCGAGGACTCGATCCTCGCGGCCATCAACGCCGGGGCCGACGCCCTCACCCTCTCGGCCACCGGCTTCGCCGCCGGGATCATCGAGACGGTCACGCAGATGAAGCGGCGTGAGGTCCCGATGTTCGGTGACCGCACCTACCACGCCTTCGCCGCGCCCGAGACGCTGGCGAAGATCATGTCCGAGACGGGCGAACTCGGCTGGACCGATGCCGCGAAGTACGCGTCCCCGGACGCGATCATGAACGGCGAGATGGGCCGCTTCCGTGGCATCCG